TTTCATATAAATTTATTCTTTTAAGAGATGATTTTAATAGGTAAAACATAAATATTATTATTGCAATTAACAATACTATAATCATTATATATATCATATCTTTTATCTCCTATCCTGGAAAAAGTTCATCAAATTTCTTTTTCATACTGTCTATTTTTTTCTGCTCATCTTTTGATTTTGGAATATTATTTGTTACACTTCCAGTATCATCATTCGATAACCAACTTTCATACTCAATTCGAGTTGCAGTTTGGTCGGCCTGATGTATAATATATGGTAAGTTCGTTTTCAAACAAATATCTTTATTGAAAGTCTTCAGATATTTCACATTACCCTCATCATACATTCCGTCTGCCAATTGTATTCCTAACATTTCAATGATTGAATATTTAATTCCAAATTGATTCAATATCCACAACCCTCTATCAGGTGGTGTTTGGTAATGTATATCTGGATTAGCAACATATATCTTACCTTGATTTTTTCTATGCCACTCTGACGGATTTGGTGTATAATTATCATTATCCAAATCACCAACCTTACCCAAATCATGGTGTATTGCTGCAAAAATCAATTCTTCTTTTGTATAATTGATGTTCGCACCATTCTTTTCCCATAACTCAAATAACTGGACTGATAATTCAATTACATTCAAAATGTGTTCGACATATCCACCAGGATGGCAATTATGGAAATGTTCAGTTCCGGATGCTGGTGCCATCATCATTCTATCTTGGAAATGGTGGTACATCTTCAACAACTTTTCTCGCCGTTCACTACCATCTTCAAATGTATCTTTAATTATTTGTATTAGTTTTTTCCAATTTTCTTCCAATTGGTCTGCTGTTAATTGTTTCATAACCTATCTCCTATGTTGTTTCTATTATATTTCAATAAACTTTCCATCAAACTGTATATCTTTCTTAATCCCCATAATTGGAACTCTGTTTTGAATTTGTTGTATCCTATCACTAATATCCATATCATTTAATGTATTGATTTTTCCACCAAACATGACAATGTTTCCAGCTTTTACAGGTGGGTGTTTCAATAACACGGTATTGAAAAATTTCTTCCAACGAAATCGCTGTTTTTCATAATTAACTTTTCCAACCCAAGTATTCCATACAACCCATCCGGTCGAGCTCAATCCATTTACCAATGATGTATAAAATTCAATCGTAACAATCTTTCGTCGCCAATCTTTACAAATTTTATTATATTCATATGTATATTCTGATGGTAATACCCCACCGTTCCCATACCTGTCACGCCTAACCTTGATGTAAAAATCAATCATTTTTTTTAGAAATTGGTAAATCTAAATATAAAGCAACATTATTAAAAAAATCATTTTCTTTAATACCGGTCAAATCTCCAATGTCTATACACGGTATTTGTTCTATAAAATTTAGATTTATATTATACATCATGCCATCCAGATTTGTAAAACACAAATATCGGCTCAAATTTCTTATATGTGCCATCAACCTTCACAGAATTTTTTACTTCTTCTGGATTCAATCCTGTCATTGTAGTCATCAACATTTTCAACTTACATTTATATTCCATACCAAGACCAACCAATATATCAATACTATCTTGTTCTAATGGATAATACTTATCTTTACCAATTTTTATATCAGCTATGTTCCATAACAAATACCTATCGTTCTTCAAATATTTATATGCGGTCTCCAAAGTTGGTCGTAAAAAGTTATCTCTCCAATCTTCATATTCTGGATAAGACTTGAAAGATTGTTCATCATCATCACTATATTGTTCCCTATCAAAATATGGTGGACTTGTAAATATCAAATCCAACTCACCCTTATATTGTTGAAAATCGGGATTGTTTCCTATATGTTCTGAACCATCTTGAAATAGGTGATAAGTATTTTTATGTTCTTCCCAAAACGAATTTGTTTCTAACACATCATTGTTGAAGAAATTTGCAACATATTCATATCTTGTAATACCAAGTTCATCAATAAAATTATCAGTATTCGGGTCTGTTCCAATATAATGTATATTTCGATGTGATGTCATTGCACCGAGAATACGACCGCCCCAACCTGCTGACGGGTCGTATATGTGTATCAAATCATCATCTGGAATATGTTTTGTATATTCTTCATAAATCCAACGAGCAGTCAATGGTGGAAAATTTACAGCAGGTTGACCAAGACCCAATCTAAATACTTGTATGCCTGATGGAAATATCTTTTGTCCCAAATCAAATTCTCTAACGAAATATGTTTTTGTATCATCAATTTCAGAAAGTGGTGGTAAGTTGGTAATATGTTTATCAGTAATCAATCCACTACTGTATAGTTGTTCAATTTCAATACAAGTCAAAACAAGATATTGAGGTCTCAATTCTTTTGTCTGTTGAACAACAAAGAAACTCTTATCTCGATTTTCAGTAATCCAATTTATAGCACTACCTTCACCATTAATACATTTCGACCAAGAATACATACTGTCACGCTTAAAAGTTCGTCTAATTATTTTATGGAACTTATCTCTATAATCATCTGTAAAATAATCATAGATTGATGTTGCATTTTTCTTCACACCAATTTTCGTCTTCAACATTGTAGGAAAAAATTGATTTACACCACTCGCAAACTTATTGTAATTTTGTATAACATCATATTCACCAGTATCCTCATTCAAACGAAGGAACTGTTTGCTACCTTGATGTAATGGATAATCACGCAATTTCTTGAAGTTTCTTTTTATCGTTTCAGTATTTTGTCCAATCGTTGGTGGAATTCCAAATTCATCCCATTCTTTCAATATGAACTTACACATATCATCAATCCAATTTATTGTTTCTTCATCGTTCATCCATAACAACTCATCGAATGTGATATTTATATTGGATTCAAGCAACCTACTTTTTTCATAATAGAACTTTTGCATATTTATTTTTTCACAGTCTTCTTTCGTTGATGTCGCTTTTGAGATTTGGATAACTTATTTGATTTATTTTTGGTCTTTGGTTTTGGTGCTTCTTTTTTCACATCACGAACATTTTCTTTCCAAAGAGATTTTCGCACAAATTCCCATCCCTCTGAATATAGTTGTTCAGCACGACTATCTGTAACCCTCATAATTCGGTCATCCAACATCATTGTCTTCATATAACCTCCAATTTATTTTTTATCTAAACTTATACAAGATACAACATTTATGCTATATAAGTCAAGCTTTATTTTTATTTATTTCAATTTATATTTGATATTCACATCGTCATACGGTATTGATATATCAGAGTTTTCATTTACCCACATTGAGATTGTTTTCTCTGCTGATATTTCATCTATGATTGTGAAATTATCATGGTATCGTTTTAATAATTTCTTTACCAATGGATGACGAACAATATCTTTTTCTTTGAATGAGGCTAAACCAACACCTCTAATTCCAGCAAATCGTTTAATTGCATCTTCTAAACCACTTACTTTCTTTTTCAAATCTGATTGTTCTAAATCACCTGTAATGATGTATTTACTTCTTTCACCAATACGAGTAACAAACATCTTGATTTGTTCTGGTGTAGCATTTTGTGCTTCATCAAGTATAACAATTTTATCAGTCAAAGTAATACCTCTCATAAATGCTAACGGTATAACTTGGATAACACCATCATTCTTCAATACTTCTAAACGATTTTTACCAATGATTTGTTCCATATTGTAATAAAACGACATCATAAATGGTGCAGTCTTCTCATCAATATCACCTGGTAAATATCCAATCTTTTCTCCATCAGCTTCTACAAGTGGTTTTACAATTACTATTCCATCAATTGAATTATCTTTCATACCCAACATCTTCAAAGCATGATATACTGAAAGATATGTTTTACCACAACCAGCAGGTCCAATACAAAATGTAATATCTTTGGAATCGATGGTGTTGTAAAAGCGTTTTTGTGCTGGATTCTTGAACTCAATGTTCCATTCCATATTCTTCAAGTCTTTCAATACTTGCCTCTTATTTGTGTTGATGTGATTTTCTAATTGCTTTGATGTAATAACCTTTTTAGGTGTGTTGTTGTTTTTTGATTTTGACATATATAATGACCTCCAAAATAGACATAAAATACATTTATCTCTCATCTATAAATATCATATATACATCAAAAAAATGAGATAAAGAGTGGAAAATAATATTCCACCCTCATCTCATAGGTCGGTTATTTGTTTTTTGCGATTGCGTCTCTAACTGAATAAAGACCAAATGCAATCAACGCTTGGTAAACCCATTCTGGAATCACATATCCGTTTGCTGTTAAACCAGCCGTAACGAATAGAATAACTGATGTCCAAAATGTTTTAGAAGTCCACCAACTTTTATCTGCGAAATTAAACATGGTTTTTTCTCCTATGTTATTTCTTATTATACAGTCCAAATAATATCAATAATTCCAACAAACCGGCAAATCCATTAGCACCGAAACTGCCAATAAGATTGATAAGATTGGTAACTACACTAACTCCAAATATCGGTGAACCAAATAACACCTCAACGAGAACGCTAAGTGCTAACAAACCTGTAAATAATTCTATCAGGTTTTTAATCCATCCAACAACAGATGTGAAGATTGTTGTAATATTCATGTCTTTCCTCCTATGTTATTTATGATTTACAATAGCATAACCTTTTGGTGTGGAGATGTTCGGTACTGCCCCGAAGTCTTGCCAGTCTTAACATAACAGTCATTCACAAGTTTAGTTGGTTTCTGTTCCCACCAACAAAAGTCAATCCAACTGTTCTGTTTTATCGTATCGTAGTTGTGATAACCAACACGAATTTTTTACTTGTTTGTTTTCAAGGCTCTTTCAGATTATGACATCACTTTATCCCTATCTGAAATCAGGAGTGATGGACAACATCATTTATGCTGCTGCCATATATTGATATTCGCCAATTATTATTCTTGACTTTGATTTGTAAAGTAAATCAATCTACTTGCACCACTATGTCAAAAAACTACCAATCGAATCTATTTCATCCCCAATTGTATCTCTATCTAATATAAATATAGAACTTTTTATCAAAACGACGATTTTTTTTTAGAAATCAACATCGTCAATAATTTCATCAAAACCACTTTCTTCAATTTCAAGTATATATAACGCTTCTCTTACACATCCAATATCACCATCTTCAATTGCTGTTTCTAACAGTTCAATAACATTATTAAACTGTTCTTGTGAAATACAAACTTTATCTTCCATCTATGATTCCCCCACACTACCTTTAATTATATTATCTTTATGTTTCTCTAATTCTTTTTCAAGTTCTTCTAATTCTGTTTTCGCATCATAAAACTTTTCAATCAGTTCATCAACATACATTCGCTTTTCTGTTCCTTCTTCATCTGATACACCATCACCATAAAGTAATTCACCCAATACTGATGCTATTTGATTAGATTGCTGAACAAGTTTTATTAGAACTTCTCTATTATCAACAACATTATTATGTATGACATTAATCTTTTCACCAATATCTCGTAAAAGATTTTTAGTTATCAAATCCATATTCTATTCTCCACTTTCCAGCATCTATCAATGGTAATGCCTTCTTATATTTCATTGTTTTGGTTTCTGTTCCA